GGCCAGTCGGTGCGGGCGCTGGCGTGTGGTTCGACGGACCGCCCTGCGAGAACGTAGCGCCGCCAGCATGAGCCGGGCGGGCGGGTTGCTTGCCGAGCGCATCGTTTCCACGGTTGGCCTGCGCCGCAACATCGTCGGCCAAGATCGTGCCGGGGGCCGCTTCACCCGCAGGCGCAACGATCAACGGGATCTCGTCCTCTGGACATTCCGCCAGCGCGTTGACCAGCTTCTCCTTGAGTTCGACGTTCTTGAGCGTGGCCGACGCCGGGACGCCCATATGGCGGGCGATGTTGAACAGTTCGCGGCGGTCCTCGATCATCCCGAGACGGGCGATCGCCTGCGCGCGCTTGCCTTTGGCGGTGCGAATATTCTCGGGGTCGTTGTCGGAACCCGGAATGAACGCGACGATTCGCGGGTCATGGGACATGATTTCGCGAGCGATGTGGGGTTCGACGTCGCGCACCACGCCGTTCTCGCCGTACTGCTGACCAAATGCCGAGATCGACGCCATGCCTTCGGGCAGGGCAAGAGACTGACGGGACATAGCTTTTCTCCATGAGGTTTCTAAAAACAAAAAGGGGCCGCGGCCAATTTGTGGCAGCGGCCCCTCGTCACGTCAACGCGCGTGAAGGCTATCCGTTCGCGATGTTCGTCAGGACGGCCATCGACGGCGGGAAGTAGTTCTGCAGAACCTCGTCCGCATAGACGCCGTACTCATAGCGACGAGCCCGGAGCGGCCACTCGATCTGGTAATAGTCCTGCCGGGTCCGAACCTGAATCACGTTGTTAACGCCGCTGATCGGATAGGGCAGCGAGCGGGACGTGAACAGGATGGTGCCCGGAGGCATATTCGGGTGGATGCGGATCTGCAGGACCTTCGCCCCGGCCATGCTGAATTTGTTGTTGTAGGTGCTCATAACGATGCCACCCGACAACGCATCCTGCGCCGAGGTAAAGACGAACCGCTGAGTCGCGTTCGCATTGCCCGCAAGGATTTTGCGGGAAATGTTCTGGGCCTCCTGCGAGTTCACCCACATGGTGTCCGGGGACAGACGATAGTTGTCCCAACGGTCCTTGAGGAGCGCGTCGATTTCGACGATGCCACCCGCGCCGTCGCCGGTCAGGGTGGAGCCGACACCCGCCACGCCCGTGGGCATGAACTTGATGTAGGCGTTCGAACCCGGCTTGAAGGCCTGATAGAGCAGGCCATCGAAAACCAGATTGTTCGTCGAGTTGTCGTTCGCGCCGAGCGAGGTCGCGGTCTGCGTGCCGGTCGCATCGGCAGTGATCACGAGCGAGTTAATCGACGTGATCGCACCGAGCTTCTCGGAGCCCGCCGCACCCCAGAACCACGCATAGCCGCACGCGCCGTTCACCGCCGCGACCGTTGCGCCGATGGACTGATTCGCGCCGCCACCGTTGAGGGTGATGGTGGTGTTCGCCGACAGCTTGCCGGTGCCGCCGCCGAACGTATCGGTCGAGCCGTCCGCGTTGGTGCGGGTGATCGAGCCCTGCACGCCGCCGACAACAGATCCATTCACCACCGCGTCGAGCGAGAGCGCGGCGACGATGACCGACACGGTGCCATCCGACATCGCGCCAGCGGTGCCGGCCGACAGAACCGGCTGGCTTGGCTGGCCGAGCGGAACGCTCGTGTTGCCGCCGAGGAGCAAGATTTCCTCGCCGAGCATGGTGGCCTCGAGGCCAGTCTTGGACGCGATCGCGCGGATGTCGTCGAAGCCAGCACCTGCATACTGCGCTTCGAAGTCCACGGTCGTTTCAAGGCCAATGCCCTTATAGGCCGCGTTGTAGTCCTGCGTGGACACCGCCTGCACGGCGCCGCGATTGCCGCCAGAGACGCCGATACGCAGGCCCGTGGTGTTCACGCCAGTGACAGCGCGCCAGTTCGCCTGAATGCCGCCCTTGCCGGAGACGCGCGGGATCTCGTTGCGGAGCGGGGTCAGCACCGGATAGAGGAACTTCGCGCCGAGTTCGAGATCGTAGTAGGTCAGGCCGGACGTGGCCGAGCCAGCCTGCGAGAACGTAGCCTTCGCCAGAACGGCGGCGGGCAGATCGGGAACGAACTGCGTGTCCGAATAGGACTTTTTCAGTTCGTCGAGAAAGAAGCCCATGGACTTCATCACCGAATCGAACTGCTCGGGGGTCGTCGGATTCAGCGTCTGCGCCAGTTGAGCGCCGAGCGACTTGTGGAATTGAACGTCGTGCTTCGTCATGGCCGTGGCCCTTGATTGAAGATGATGCGTTTTAGCGATCGCTCACGCGTCGCCGGTTTGCGTTGGCACCGTCCCCGGGCCGCTTGAATACTTTGATGGTCCGACCGCCGTCCCCGGCAGGTTTTAGGAGCCGTTGAACGCCAGACGTCCGCGAGTGCCCTGAATTTCCGCAAAGGCTGCACGGTTATCACGCGAGTTATTTCCGTCCCCGGAAATGTCGATGATATCGAGGCCCTTCTCGATAGAACGCAGGCTCGAGGGGCGACCGCTGGTCGGTTCGTTGTAGATGGCCGTGACGCGCTTGGCGACGTCCTCGAGCAGGCTCTTAAAGCCGTCGAGTTCGGTCTTGAACGCTTCACGTTCTGCATTCGCACGCTTCTCCACGTCCCCGTGGGCGTGCTTTTCGGTATCGCCCCCGCACATGTCCGGGTCGATCTCTGCCAAGAGATCGTGGGCCTTGCGGAGCCGTCCCTTATCGGCGGTGCTGTTGCGCGCGCCGACCTTTCGCAGATCGCCGAGCGCCGTCCCCAACGCATAGGCCTTCTGCGCCTCGTCCGATTTCATCGCAGCCAGGATTTCGTCGAGCAATTCCGCCGCGAGCGCGCCGAGTTCATCGCACATGGTCGAAATCTTGGTGAGGAGATCGGGCGAAACATCGATTTTCGTCGTGGTGTCCGAGTAATAGAAGTACCCGTCCGAGCCCATGCCGGAAGCGCAGGTGTGGAAGGATTCCAGCTGCGAAACCAGACTGATGAGGCTCGAAACCGAATTGAGGTTCGCGGCCTTGGCAAGGTCCTTGCCACCCGCACGCTTCGCCAGCGCCACCGGCGGCACGTCGACCATGATGGACGAGAAGGCGTCCGGCAGATCAGACGTCACGTCGAACTGCCGCGCGGCCTTCGCCACCGAGTGCAGCGCGACGAACGAGGGGACCTCGCCATCGACCACGACCACGCGGGCGCGCTCGAGGACGTCCTGCGCCGACTTCATCGGCTTGGACTTATCGGCCTCCTGCTTCGCCTTGGTCTTGTCGTCGGCCTTGGCTTTGCCCTTGGCGGGCACGTCGCCATCGTCCCCGTTCGCCTTGCCTTTACCCGCGTCGTCCGGGTTGACTTTGTCCAGAATTTCAGTGAGCGCGGACGCCGCAGCGTGAACCGGAGCGGCCAGTTCGGCAGCGGTTGCCGTCGCCTTCTTGACGTCGAGCGCCTTAACGAGGTCGGCCTTTTTGGTGAAGGTTTCGCCCGGCAGCGTCGGGTGCGTCCAGACCTGCACGGCGCCGATGTCCTCGGAGCCTGCGCTCTTTTCAACGGCCTCATCCACGGCGGTGACCGCCAGCGGCAGTTCGCGAGAGGCCTCGAGATCACTCGAGACGGCCGATGCCGCGCCAGCCGCCTTGACCAGCGCAGCGCGTGCCGCGTCGAGATAGGCGAACCAGTCTTCCTTACCGGCCGCCTTCGCCAGTTCCTTCGCCTTGGAGGCGATGTCGTCGTTCGAAAGCACCGGCTCATCCCCGGCCGGGGCCTGAACCGTGACGAACTTGCGAACCTCGGATTGCGCGCCCTTCACGACCTCGAACGTCGCGTCCGGGATGCAGGGCAGATCGACGAGCGAGCCCTCATAGGGATCCGCGATATAGGACGTGTGGTCGCCGACCTTCTTCCGGGAGACGTACTTTCCGCCGATGGAGAAGCCGGTATAGACGCCCTCGATGACCTTCTGCAGTTCGACCGGGTCGACCACTTTAGCCGCGACCTCGATCTGCTCGTCGTCGTCGTTGAACACCATCTGCGTGAACTTGCCAGCGGCGACTTGGCCGTGCATCGAGCGCAGATTGCCGAACGACTTGCCGTCCGTGGCCTTGTGGATGTCGCCGGACCACTTTTCAAAATAGGGCTTGGAGCCCGCATAGTCGAAAACCTCGTCGGCCCGATCGGGGGTCGCCGACGCCAGCACGCCATAGACGATGCCCTTCTCGGCGTCGACTTTGGTCACAGGGATAAAAAGCTTCTTGGTTTTCGCGGTTGCGGTGGTCATGGACGCGTCCCTCGTTTGAGCCCCCACCGCGTGCTGCGCGGCGCATCGACGAACTCGCTTTTATCTTTGAATTTTTTTGCGCGCAAGGTTTGGCCCCGCGACGTCGACCGACATACTATCCATCGTCATGACCTCGATCACCTCGACGTCGAGCAGTTCGCCGGGACGATAGGCGCGGCCAGGTTGGCACTCGTGAACGTGGAATCGCCCTGCGCCGGTGCAGACCTTATCCGCTTCAAAGCGATGGAAAAAGACGCCGACCACGCGGGGAGCGCCCACGCCAACGTCGGATTTTGTCACGACGCGAATTTTTCCGTCCCAGACCGGAGAAGCCGCCATGGCCGCGTTCTCTCACGTGCGCGGAATGGAC